GCAGGTGGCCGCCCAGCAGGCCGTTGGCGCAGCCACCGCCAGCGTCGCCACGGCGCAGCAGGCCGCCGCCGCCGCCCAAACCGCTGCGGGGGTAGCGGCCAAGGGCAGCGCGGACGGCTACACGGCGTCTGCGTCGGCTGCCGTGGCCCAAATGCTAGCGGTCGAGAGTCTCAACGACTCTTTGGACGGTGGCATCAAGAATATCGGGCAGTGGCGCGACGTGGAAGGGCAGCTGGTGGCCGCGCTGGGCAACGGCACGTTGAGCATGTCGCAGTTCCAGCAGATGACCGCCAAGCTGGATGCCCAGTTGCCCAACCTGACGGCGAGCATCAACAAGGAAGCTGCCGGAGTAGACGCACTCGTCAAGAAGTACGACCCGTTGAGCGTTAAGATCAAGCAGCTGGCAGCGGATGAAGTTGCGCTGCAGAAGGCGCGTGACAACGGCATCATCGGTATCAACGCCTACAACGCGGCAAGCGCCGGCATTGCTGCTGAGCAGAAGTCCGTGCAAGACGCAGTCAATGGTGTGACTCCTGCCATGGAGAAACTCAACTTCAGCACTGCCGGCGCGCGTGCCGAATTGGGTCGCATGCTTAGTGAAGCTGCATCGGGGCGATTCGATAGCCTTGAGCGTAGTTCGCTTACTCTTGGCAGCCGAGTAGGCCTGTTGCAGAAGGCGTTCAGCGCAACAGGCGCCAGCATTCTATTGTTCATTGGTATTTTGGCTGCGCTTGTGGTCGGGATTGTAAAAGGATATGAGGAGTTTCAAAACCTCAACAAAGCGTTGATCGTCACCGGTAACACCAGCGGCGTGACTGCTGGCCAAGTAAGTCAGTTGGCCGATAGCATGGCCACCACCAATGTGAACGCGCAGCAGACCAACGAACTATTCACGGCGCTGATTGGAACGGGTCGCGCCACCAGCGACAGCTTCGGCACCATTGGCCAAGCCGCTCAGAACATGCTTGCGCTGACAAGCCAGAGCGTTGACCAAGTGGCTGCGAGTTTCGATAAACTGTACGACGACCCCATTAAGTGGGCCGACGACATGGATACGAAGTTCCACTTCCTCACGCTTGATGTGCGTGACCATGCGCAAGCATTGCAGGACGCCGGCAACAAGTACGGTGCAGCGGAAATCGTCGCGGCAGCGTTTGCCGATAACACCAAAGCGAAGATTGACCAACTCAACGCCAGCATGGGCACGCTGGACCGATTGTTGCAAGAATGGCAATCAGGTGTTTCCAACATCAAGGGTTTCGTGTTCAACATCGGCAAGCCTGAGGATGCCGTCTCCAAGTTCCAGGACGCCAAGAAAGCATACGAGGACTTCGTTGCTTCGGCCACGGCTGGCGGCAAGAAGCTGGCCGATTCCAGCGGCGATATGTACACCGCTCAGATTCTGTACGCGCGTCTGCAGGAAGCACAGCAACTTGCCATGGGTGAGCGCAACCAAGCGGCGGCGGAAAAAGCTGCCGATCAGCAGCGCCAAGCCATGTTGGCCGCAGGCAAGAACATCGATAGCGTTAACGACAAGACGCAGAAGCAGATCACGTTGCAGACCAAGCTCAACGAACTTGCCGATTCGTACAAAAAGCTGCACGAAACCGACCCCAACAATGCACGCCTTGCCGGTGTGAATTTTGACGCGCAAGGCAACCCCAGTGGCGGCGGCTACGCCAGCAAACAGCAGGAGTTGATCACTGAAACCAACGGCGCGCCCAAGAAGCCGAAAGTGGACAACACCGCGTTCAACGATTGGAAGAAATACTACGACCAACTTACGCAGCTGCAAGCGACGATCGACCCCACGACCGCCGCCATGGGCAAGCTCACCGACGCTCAGGACTTGCTCAACAAGGCCGTGCAGATGGGCGACTTGACACAGCAGCAAGCCGATTACGACTTCGCGTTGTATCAGGCGCAGCTGGCCGACACCATCAATCCTGTGCAAGCCTTGACCAAGAAGCTAGATGACCAGCTCAACGTTATCACGCACGTTGGTGACGCTACCAAGGCCGGCGCGCAAGCGCAGAAGGACGCCAACGATTTGCTCAAGCAGGGTATCGTCCTTACTGATCAGCAGAAGGAAGCGTTGACCGGTCAGTATCAGGCCATTGAAAAGGCCACTGCACAGCAGCAGTTACTCAGCCGCATTGGCAAGTCTGTGCTTGATCAGAACAAGGACATGATCAACACGCTCACGGTGTTGCAGCAGTTGCAGGCCAAAGGCCCCGGCAACGGCGGCATCAGCGCTGACCAAGCACAGCAGTATTTGATCAAAGAAAACCCGGACATCTACGCCAACACGCAGGATTTGTTGAATAGTCAGCTGGCGCTGTACCAGTCGTACTATGCAAAGATCGATGCACTGGCGCAGGCCGGATATCTTTCACAGTCCGGTAAGATTCAGGCCACTGCTAACGTAGACCAGAAGATTCAGAATTTGCGGCTGCAAGGCACCACCACATTCTTGAACAGCTTGAGCACGCTGCAGAACAGCCAGAACAAGAAGGCTGCGGCAGTGGGCAAGGCTGCGGCCATCAGTAGTGCATTGATCAACACGTATCAGGCTGCGACTGGTGCCTACAGCGCCATGGCCAGCATCCCCTACGTCGGCCCGTTCCTTGGCGCTGCTGCTGCGGCCGCTGCGGTGGTTGCCGGCTTGGCCAACGTGGCGCAGATTCGCAGCACTAACCCCGGCTTCATGGCGGGCGGCTACACCGGCAACGGCGCCATCAACGACGTAGCAGGCGTCGTACACGGGCGCGAGTACGTCATGGACGCTGCCACCACTAGCCGCATTGGCGTACGCAACCTGGACGCGCTCAGGTCGGGTGCTGCGGCAGTCAACACACCGCCCACGCCCAGCGCAGCCACCACGACCAATCCCAACAACACCAACCTCAACGTCAAGCAGATCAACGTGTTTGATAAATCCATCGTCGGTGACTACATCACTGGCGAAGAGAACGAACAGGTCATTGTCAACACCATGGACCGTCTGGGATATAAGCGCTCATGAGCAAGATCACCACACAGCTGTTCGGCGACTTGCTCCTTATTCCCAAGGCGGCGCAGGCCACGGCCAAGGAAACGCTCGCCTTCATGACCGACGTGATGCAGGCATACACCGCAGACGAGTTCCGCATTCAGCTGCGCACCGTCCCGCGTGCAACGCTGGAGTACACCACGCCATTGCAACCGAATGAAAGCCCTGAAGTGTTCAACACTCAATACGGCAGCAAGGCCGCCAGCTGGGCAGTGCCCATGTGGGCTGAGGCACAGTACGTCGGCACCGTAGCACCAGGCGCAACCACGCTCAACTGTGATACTCTCATTCACGACTTGCGCGCGGATAGCCTTGCGCTGGTGGTGGATAATCGTGGCAAGTGGCAAGTGGTGGAAATCCACACCATCACGGCAACGAGCATCACCTTGTATACGGGTGCGACCGCGGGGCTCGGTTGCTTCGTGATTCCTGTGCGGCGTGGCCACGCAACTAAGATCGTAAACACCGTAGACGGCTATACGTCTGTGGCCAAGATGACTTATCTGCTTGACGATGCGCAGATATTCACGCCAGACGTGCCGGCGCAGTTCTTGGGTGACGACATCATCTTGGAGCCGTTCTTGGTGGATAGTTCCATTGATGTCACCATGAGCGCTGGCCTGCAAGTGGCTGACTACGATGTTGGCCAAGTTAGCTACCGCGCACCATGGGTAAACTCACAGGTAGGCAAGCCGTACGCCGCCATGATGACGAACGCGCAAGAAGTCCGCGACTTCAAGAACTTCTTCGCACGCTGCGCCGGCAAGTATCAACGGTTCTGGATGCCTACGTTTGAAAATAATCTGCGCAAGCACGGCAGCGGTGCGGTCACTAACATCATCACTGTTGAGGACGATGGCTATTTGGCCAACGTCGGTAACCGCAAGCACATCGCCATTCAAACGGACGACGACGTGTGGCATCCGTTCGTTATCAACACCGCCATCAACGCTGGCGGAGGCACCACGCAACTTAACCTTGCCAGCAGCCTAGACTACGACATGGCGCGCATCACAGCTATTTCGTATCTCGGCTTGCACAGGCTGGACACCGACAGCGCCGCCATCAGCTACATCGGCAACGGCGTAGCGCAATGCACACTGAATGTTCTGGAGCTTGCGCCGTGAAGAAAAAGGATCTATATCGTATTGTCGCAAACGACACCGTCTACACGTATACGTCGGCGGACGCACCGGAAGTGTACGAAGGCGAAACCTACGTGCCCAGCAGCATCGGCCGCAACGAAATCCAGACCAAGTCGCAGATCACGAAAACGAACTGCGACATTTCTGTACCGCTTGACCACCCGATTCATTGATTGCGTTCCAGAACAACATTGAATCCATCATGTCGCTGACCATCTTCACTGACGAAGACGGTACGGTGGAAATCGAATGGAAGGGTAGGCTGGCCAGCGTCAAGCCCAACGCTACTGACTTGACGATGACCTTTGAGAGCATCTTCAGCTCTCTCAAATTTCCGGGTTTGCGCGGCTGCTATCAGCTCAACTGCCGATATGTGCTGTACGGGCGCGGCTGCAAGTTGAACAAGGTTGATTTCGCGCACAACGGGCACGTCACTGGCATCGATCCCACTGGCACACTGCTTCAGATTCCAGAAGCCGCAAGTTTCCCCAACGGCACATTCACTGCCGGCATGGTGGAGTACCCCATGGGCGTGATGCGCTTCGTGATCAACCACACCGGCAACCAACTGATGTTGATCCGCACGATGGACACAGTCGCCAAGGATTTTCCGAACAGCGGCTACGGACGCAACTACGGCGGCCTGTACGGCGGCATCTACATCATTTTCTATCCGGGCTGCGATCGCGGCACAGAAATCTGCGACACACGATTCAACAACCTGCCCAACCATGGCGGGTTCCCATTCATTCCGTTCAACTCGCCCATCGGTGGGAGTAAAATCGCATGAGTTGGTTTAGCAAGATCGATCCGCTTGGCGCGGCCATCATCAAGTTCCTGTTCCCTGGACCGCCCAAGCAGGCGGTCATGCAGCCTCAGGCCATCCAGCCTCCCACGGTGGAGCGTGGCACGCCGATCGCAGTGTTCTTCGGCACGTGCGATGTGGTCCAGCCGTTCTGCGGTTGGTACGGTGACATCAGTAGCAAGGCGATCAAGAAGAAAGGCGGCAAGAAGTGAACGACGAAGTAATCATCACCATGCAAGACGTACGTGCTGCCCGCATGTGCGCTGGCGGCGCGCGGCGGTTTTTTGCCAAGCACGACATGGACTGGAATGATTTCTTGAAGAACGGCATCAGCAGCACCAAGCTCGATTCCCTCGACGACCACATGGTTCAACAGATTCTTAAGGAGGCTCGCCGTGGGCGGAAGTAGCAAGAAGCAGACTGTCGGGTACAAATACTTCGGCGGATTTCTATACTTCTTCGGGCGCGGTCCCGTGGACGCGATGACGCGTTTCCGCTCGGACAAAAAGACTGCGTTCACGGGCTTCATCACCAGCAACCAAAGCATCAGCATCAATCAACCCAATCTGTACGGTGGCGATAGCAGCGAAGGCGGCATCAGCGGCCAGATGGACATCATGATGGGTGGCGATGATCAAGTCGCCAATGACTATCTTGTTTCCAACC